CTACGCTAGGCGCCATTGCTGTTGATCTTTCCAATCATTTGGAAATCCCATGAGCCTCAAATAATCCAGTTCCTGCTGATCCATGATTTCGGCCAGGCGAAGCTTCCACTGGCTGTCTGGGCTGATCAAGTCGGTTAGGTAGGCCAGCATCGTCAATACGACGTAGAGCCGCTGTTTGGGCTGAGGCTGGTCGGCGGGGGCAGTGGGAATGGCCCATTCTTTAGGTAAGGATGGTCGAATCGAGAGTTCTCGGTTCCATAGCCGTGAGTGGTGGGCACAGCAGTTGCGAATGAAGGTCAGCGTGTGGAGCCAGGAGGCCAATACTTCGAAGGGCAAGCTGAATCTGGTGGCGATAGCTTTCTTGTCGGCGCTTTTGCCTATGGCATTGAAGAGGGTAGATACCGTCCCAAGGCTGAGCTCTTCCAGGACCGCCCAAGCGGGTGGCAGCTCAGGGGAGGCATAGGTTGCACCGTAATATCGGAAGTAGTTGTCACGCATGCGGTTTTCTATCCGCTGTTGTTGGAGCCCATCGGCTTGCCGACCCTTTTTGATGCGGTCGATATCACGTCTGAGTTTGCTGCGTTCCTTAATCAATTGCTCCCGCAACGGACGCAACAGATCGGGATGTGAGTATGACGAGGAGAAGACTGACGCGTCAGCTATCCAGTCAGGCCCGTACTTAGGGCACATATGATTGCTGATAGTCGCTCGTATGGCGACTTCGACACGTTCGATGGCATCCATGGTGATGCGCCGCAACGAACCATCGAAGCGGTAGATATCGACGATTGCCTTCAGTGTGCTGCCAGGCTTGAAAGTATGTTCAGGGTCTGGCTCCTGAAAGGGGCGCATGTAGGGACTCAGACGAAACAGCGTGACCACTTCGAGAAAACGCATGGCCCGATCATCGTTGGCGATGTGCAAACCTCGTTGCTTTAGCAGTTCCAATTGCTGTTCTACGCTGAGGGCCGGCTTGTCGAAGGGCCTCATGTAGTTTTCTCCGGGCAAAAAAAACCCGCACGATTTGAGCTTGCTGACTGGGTCAACCTAGGCTTGGCGGGTGTGTTGGGGTGCATTATAGGTCGGTGCAAGCGACCGTCAACGTTGTACTGACGTGAAATTGTAACGAGTAGGAGCGCAGGCAAGGTTTGGTCTGTGGATGCTGATAAGGCGATATTGGTCTTATCCAGCTCCTAGGAAGGTTCAACCTCCAGAAACAACAAAGCCCTCGCATTTCTGCGAGGGCTTTGTTTTGTATGGTGCCGGCACCAGGAGTCGAACCCGGGACCTACTGATTACAAGGAACCTCGTCACAACATAAGAATCAACGGGTTGCACGATTTCTTCCTACGCCCAGATGCGCGAAAGCCCGCTGTTTAGGCGGGCCTTCATAGGCTTATTACGTCCGGAATTGCTCAATCAGCTGAGGGGTTAACGAGCGGCAAACTAAGGTCATAGACATCCATCATCGACTCATCGCGGTGGCCACTAGCCTCTTGCTTATCGGCCCGGTTTCCGACGGTGTCTGTGATGCCTCGGCGCTTCAAGTCGTGGATCCCGAAGCGTTGTTCTGCCGTGATGGTGCCGTCTTCAATGGACGATTTGATGAACCGTTGCCAGGCGGTATCCAGGCTGGACTTGCGCAGGGGGCCTCCATGGCTTGCGACCACGATGTAGCGTCGATCGGCACGAATGGGTATCGCCGTTGCTCTGCGCTCCCATACCTGGGCGCGATACGCCTTTGCTCCGTCCCACGCAGCGCGCAGCCTCGGCGTCCATCGAACAATGTTGTCGCGGCTGCCTTTGCGCCTGTTGGTCATCACACCTTCCGGCAACTCATGGGCGTCGGTGAGGGTGATCGTCTCAATGCCTCGCAGCCGGCAGAGGTAGGAGATCTCCATCACATAGGCCAGGTACTCGGGGCAACCACCTTTTTCGTTCCTGGCCAGCCGGCCGAACGCCCGGGCGCGATCAAGAAGGTCTTCTAGCACCTGGTGCGCCGGCAGCCGACGGCGCTTTCGCTCGATCGGAGCTTCAATGCCGAGGGCCGGGTTTACGTCCAGAAACCCCCGGTTTCGACCCCATTGCAACACCCTCCGTAAATACCTGAGAGCATGAGCCGCTTTCGACGGCGTGCCTTCGTCAGCTAGCCGATCAACTATGCGTTGTACCAACGCCGGCGAGAACTTCCGGACCGTTAAATCGCCAAGTGGAACGCCCAGTTTGGTAGGAATGTTGAGCAGGACGTCGCGGGAGTAGCAGTAGTCGTCTCGTGTCTTCGGTGCCAGTTTCTTGAAGCGATCGCTTAGGTGGAACTGTTGGCAGATGTAGCGCAACGTTCCCCGGTCCACGTTGGAGCTTTCCTCCATGATTCGGTGCAATTCGGCGAGCGACACGTCTGCCGGCGCAATATTGCGGCGACGCTGCTTCCCGTTCTCATCCATATGAGAGGTGTACCAAAGGCCGGCGCCTTTTCTGTGGTCGAAGTAAACGGCCGCTGGAAGAGCGGCCTGGTCGATGTGGGTGGGAATGTGCGGATTATGTTTCCGCTTCCTTGCTTTCCTCATAATATTTGCGTGTCGTACCGCTCTGCTGCAGTGGACTTCATGCCCGCTGCCTGGTTGATAAGGTCCACGGTGGTCCATGGTCCGGTGCGTCCTCGGAACAGCTGGATGCCTTGGTCACGTAGCGACCGCTCGACATCAGAGCGGCGTTGGTAGCCAGTAATCCGCTGCAGGTCGGCAAATGCCAGGACATTGTCCGATCGGGAGTTCATAGTTTGCCCTCGAGCGCTTGAAGCACCCCAGGCAGTGTAGTACTGCAGCCGGGGCTGGAGTTATTAGAACTTGCCGAGCCAAATGCTAGGCTCACCGGCCGTTGACCAACGGCAATGTTTTTTGCGATTCGATGAATCCAGTGCTTTTACCATCACCATCCATAACCTTGAGGTACATCACCTCCACTTTCGCTGAGTCGACAAGTACTTTGCCCACTTCCGCGATAGCTTTGGCGCGATCAATGTCCATCGGTTTGCTCTCGTCCTGAAGAGCCTCCAGGGTGGCAAAGAGGTGGTCTCGCAGGTCAGTCATTTTATTTTTCATCGGTAGTCTCGATAGCGCGCTTGAGTTTGTTCAGCAGACGGATGGTGTCCTTGAGTTCAGGTGGATACCTATGGATGGTGTTCCGCCGCATTCGCTCTGCCCTGGTGATGAGCTCAAGGTTGTCGAGCTCGATGTTCTCCTTGTTGCCGTCCTTGAAAGACAGGCAGTGCCCGGGGGGCACGGGGCCGCGCTGTTCCTCCCAGAGCAGCGTGTGCAGCGCCACCCAATCACGGGGCGGATACCCGGTGTCTGTGATTTTCTTCTGCAAATAGCCATCTTTACTGAGTCGCGTACTTCCAATCGGGAGCCAGTTGCCAGGCTTCGAACCTTTCTTGAATTGGGTTTCAGCTGCACGGCCGCCAGCTTGCAAGCCCTTCATGCCTTTGTTCCATGGGGTGAAGCCTTTCTGAAATCTGAAGGCTGCGCCGGCATCGCTGTTTCGCCGCAGTCGGCAAGCGTGCTCGCTGGCCAGATATGCATCGCTCCGCTTCAGGCCCATGCTCGCGGCTTTCCCATATATCGCGTGATCTGGCCGTTGGAAGTACTTCATCAAACCGGGCATGGGGGTGTCCGGGTAGAGCTGTGCAAGATCGATCTCTTCCTGGTCGGTCCAAAACCTCCGCCGGGATTTAGCGTAGTGGCCGAGGCCCGCTGCTCGAGCACGGGCATTTTGAAGAGCCGCTTCAGCCAGAGCGCCCAGCTTACTAGCGCGCATATCGTTTCTCCCGGGCTGCTCGGGCTGCCGCTTTTTCTGCCATCAAGGCCGCCCATTCTTCCGTTTTGCGTTGCTGCCTTAACTTGCTGCAGCTCTGGTGTCGACGTGTCGATCGAGCAAAGCCACAAATATCGCAAATGCTCGGAAGATCCAGGCGCTTGCTGGCCATCGCAGGCCGGATTCGGTCAATAGTTCGCTTCAGGTTGGCGGGGGTGATAGCCTCGGCCTCGCTGCTACTGTTGGTTTGGGCTTGCATGGTTCTCTCCTTTCAGGGGTGGCAGGTGCCGTGGGGTTGCAGCCCCATGGCACCGACTTTTTCGGATGGTTAGCTGAGGATCCAGATCATCAAATCCGGCACCTGGACAGCAACGATGGCAATCAATGCCATCGTCACCACCGCGCCGATCAACTGCCCCAAAAGAGCATCACGTCCGGTTTGTTCAAGCTGTTCTGTGTCTCGCATGGTTCTCTCCTTTCAGGGGGCCGGTTGCAGCCGGCGTTATAGGTAGCTGTCTGGTAGTCGCACCAGGTACAGCACCAGGTCTTCAAATTCATTGGCGTCTTCGACGCATGACTGCCAATCCAGGACCGCCTGGATCTGGAGCCTTGAGCAGTTCAGCACCATGATTTCGCGCTGGCCGTCCGTAGCCCTTACCTCCAAAATGTCGATCAGACCGTTGGCGCCATAGGCGTCGGCTTGCACCGTTTTGCGATGGTCGTTTCCAAGCTCGCTGAGCAATTCGGATACGCGTTCTTGCAGTCCCTTCGCATCACTCCGATCAGTGCTGGCGATGATTTGAATCTGCATGGTTCTCTCCTTTTGGAGCTGTTCGACGTGGGTTGCAGCCCTACGCCTGAAAGATCCAGCACTTGACGGTGGGTGACTTGGTGATCGTGTTGTTTGTCCGCGTCGCCTGATACGCACGCACAGCGCTATCAACAGCCTTGTTCGATTCCAGGAATTTGCGGCAGCGAGATTCCTTCAGGCGATCGCGCAGCTCGCTGACGTCGGCCAGTTTTTGCCGGTGCTCTGCGGCTCGTTCTACGAACTCGTTGAGGTTGATGGCGATGATGTTGTCTTTTTTGCTGTGGTTGACCACCGGGCCGTCGGCGTCGAGGCCTTGCAGGTATTCGTAGACTTCCCAGAATTCGGCAACAACCGGGTGGTCTGCGCTGATCGAGCTCTGGCGCTCGATGGCCATCGAGACGATGCAGCGCTGGGTAGCACTGATCTGGGCGTCGCTCAGCGGTACCAGCGAACGAATGCAGTCGACCAGGCCGAGCAGTTGGGCGTGGTTTTTTACGATCCGCTCGACGCGGATGTAGCCTCTCAGCTGATTACCGCAGTGCTGGCAAGCGGCCTTTTCGTTGGTGGCTGGATATTCGGCGTTGCAACTGACGCAGTGCGTATGAAGCCGACGCAGGCGCGCCTCGTGGGCAGGGATTTTGTCCGCAAGCGTGGCCATGACATCGCTTTCACGCTTCACCGCCTGCAGCAGAAAGTGGCTGAGCTTATTGCCATCCAGGGCGGTGAGCTGGTCAGCCGCGGCTCTGCTTTCGGGAGTCACGTTCGGCCGCACAAAATGAAGCTTCACAATCCGCGTCATGATGGCTTCGGAGGCGATAACAGGCGCGTTCTGGCTGATTGCGATCGTGCCTCGGAACGGTGGCTCGTAGGTTTCGTTGCCGGCAGTTTTGACGCCCTTTGTAGCCAGGGTGCCGCCGCCGAAATAGTCCTTCAGTTCATCCCATTCGAAGTTCTTCGCGTGGGATTTGTCGTCACCGCTCCGATCGGACTCAAGCAGCACCACCGGCATGCCGGAAACCTGACCCATCAACCGGCTGCGGCCGGCCTTGGTGGACTTCGATGGGTCGAACCCTTCGTAGCCAGCACGACCAAGTAGCTTCCACAACAGGTTGAGCAGGGTGGTCTTACCGGCTCCGGCCTCGCCGGTGGCTTCCAGGAAGGGAAAGGACTGGTAGCGAGTGCGGATCTGCTCGGCGAACAGGGAACCGAACCAGAAGGTCAGCGCGACAACGCCCTGGGCCCCGAAGCAGGTCCACAGCAATTTCGCCCATTCGTCGCTGTACTCCTTGGGATCGCGCTGGATCCGCACCGGCACCGCGCGCTGCAGGGTTTTCAGGCGCAGCTTGCCGAACTCGAAAAACTCTTCGTCATTCACGTCGACCACCTGGCCATCCTTCACGGCCAGGTCACCGTACACGTAGCAGGCGTATTCCTTGCTGTACCCAACGAAGTCGATCGTCTGGACCGTTTTGATCGCGAACAGCTGGTCCTTCATGATCTTGTCGAGCTGCTGGCCGCTTCCGGTGAACACCGCGCCGGCGGCCATGCCGAGCAGGCGCTTTTTGAATTCGCTCGCCGCTGCGACTTGGCCACCGGTGAAGGTGTTTTTCACTGAGCCGCCATCGTGCGGGAAGTCGACTCGGAAGAAGTACCAGGACTCGTCGGTGATCTCGTTGCGCTGGAAATACAACGCTTGTGGGTAGCAGTTGGCGATTTCGACGACACAGCCGGACATACGTAACGCCTTCTCGCGTTGCGCCTTCTCGTTCAGCAGCTGCTCTTCGTGGTTGTCACTGGTCTCCAGTGCCTGCATGGCGTTATTGAACTTGCTGATGTCTAGCTTCCACCAGTACAACCGGGAATCGAAGCCAAAGTGGAACTCTTCGCGCTCGCGCCAGGTGTACATGAGCAGTGCTTTCTCGGACGCGCTCTCCGCAATAAGCAGTGCGCCGTGGTGCCTGGCTTCCTTTACATCCGCATCGATCCGCCGACGACGTGCATCCACGTCATCGATGAAGCCCCACCGCTGGTACAGGTCGTTCCAATCCACTTTGCGAGCATCGCGCTGGGGGATCTGAGCCGCTTCACAGGTAAAACCCATGGCCCTGGCCATAGCCACCCATTTACGCGTGTAGCGGTGCGCACCTGGCTCGTTATCCAGGGCCCAGACCAGCTTCGGCAGGTCGCCGGCCCGTTCGGTGGCCAGCGCACGCAACGACTGCTCCGGGAACTGGTTTGACGACATTGCAGCGACGGAATCTATGTCGTGATGGATCAAGGAAATGGCATCGAAAATACCCTCTACGATCCAAATTTCTTTCGTGTCGGACAGGTCTATACGGGGGTGGCACCACCAATGTCCCTTCGCGCCGCCGCCTTTCGTGAACCGAGCTTTTTTCTTGCCAAAGCGGTGAGGCTTATCAATAAGCCTCTCCCAATAGGTGCCGTTCGGCAGGGGGAAGCGCACGGTGGCGGAGCCGATCCCAAGGTCCGGATCGTAGAAGTGTTCCTGCGTGAATGTCCCTTGCACCAGGTCGAAACGAAAGCCCCTGGCAAACTCAAGATATGCGCGTGCTGTTGCGTTAGGGCTCTCGTCGGTGGCCGGGGCACGTTTGCTCCAATCATCAAACAGGTCGGGGTAGAGCTCTTTGGCATGCCACTGCTGACCGCATTTGCTCTCGCGGCCGCACTTGATGAACCAAGGATTGTTGAAGTTTGAATACAGTTCCTTCTTGTTGCAGGCAGGGCAGGTGCCACCTCGCATGAAGTCGGTGCCTACGCGGTGTTTCAGGCCGTAGTCGAATTCGAGTCGGGTCAATACGTCGGCCCGGATTTTCTGTTCCATCGTCATGCCTGCTTTCTGATGGCGACCTGGAGGGCGCCGAGTGTTGTCTTTTGAGCCGCCAGAGCGGGGTAGGCCGAGAGAATTGCGCCAGTGCGCATGCCATCAGGAACGCGGCGAAATTCATCCGAATACCAATGCTCCTGAATGCCCAGTCGCAGGCGCTCACGGAGCTCCTGTAGCAAGGCTTCGGCGAGGGTTTCGCTCAGGCTCATCTGGATGGAAAGTGCTGTGCTCATGGCTTTTTCCCTGATTTCGGGCGCAATTCACCCAAACCCACACGCAAACGGTGGAGCGATTCGGTCAGTTGTTGGGGGTTTTTGGTCGCGCCCCCGAGGCGTCGACCAGGTGTTGGAAGATCAGCGCGACGGGTATGGCGAACGATTTTCCGCTGGCGGGATCGGAAAGGACCGCAACCGTTTCAGTGCTGCTTTTCAGATTTAGGTGTCGCTGGCCTGCGCCGGTACGCAATTGTCCGTATGCCAAACCCGTTAGGTTTTCAGCGAGAAAGATTGGAACTTCCAGCGTTGTCTGCAGGTGGGCAACCGTCCTGACAAACAACTGCTGATCATTGCCTAGGTGTTCTGCCTGGTGGCGCTGCATGTAGCAGAGCGCGGCGTCTTGCATGGCGGCGCGGTACTCACGCTCGGGATTCTGCTCGCTGATCATGTGGTTCATCACGCCGTCTCCAGTCCAAGTAGGTCCATCTGTTGCTCGCCTTCCTTTTTCATCGCTTGCCGGCGAATGGCGACAGGGGCCACTGGCAAGCAAACGGATGGATTTGGCATACCCGAAGGGCTCATCTCATGGGTCATTTCGAACTGAGCTCGTACTGACCAACCGCAGGCTTCGTTGACGCATTGCAGGTAGGCAATACGCAAAAAGATATGCGTGCCTTCACTGGTGCGGATGCGCATTCGCCCCCGGCAGTGCGGGCATACCAGCTTGTAAGTGCTCACTTTTTCTCCCCGCCGCTAGTCGCGGCCTTCGGCTGATGCCGAGAAATGTCGACGCTTCCAGCGCCTATTTCGATTCCTGGCTGCCCGGGTTTTCCCGGTGCAGAACGATCACTGCGGTGATCTCTTCATGTCTGGCTGCTACGTGTGCGCGGTGCGCCGCAAGAATGGCTTGCACCTCGTCGTCCTGGATGACGCCGTCTTGCAGCGCCTTGGAAATGATGGCGTCGACGAGACCACGCTTTACTGCTGTGTTGATCGATCGGGCGTACAGGTCGAGGTTGTCGATCTGTCCTGCTTCAGCAACCGGAACGAACACCCCGCCGTAAAGGTTGCAGACGAAGTCGGGGAGGTGAGTTGTCCCGGTCTGTGACTCCAGTAAGCAGATCTGCTCATCGGTAAGCGGACGGCTGCCGGCGTTCTCGTAGGCGTGGTTATCGAATTTCTTCACCGACATACCCAAGCGCGGAGCAGCGCAATCACGACCACCCGGATAGGCGCAGATCACTGCGCTTACGACCTGCCTGCGGGTTTCTAGAACGGTGCGTTTCATCTTCTGGTTTCTCGCCGGGCCGACTGCCATTAATTTGAGATCACGCCGTCTTTGATTCTGAGGAGCACAGCTGCTCGTCGGGCCTCGCCTCGTACGCCCTTCTTGCGACCGTTCAACAAATCGCTGACCAAATTTTTGTTCAAGCCGTGTTCCCGGCAGAACTGCGCAATGGTTATGCCGTTGCGATCAAGTTCTGCACGGGCTTGCTCGGCTGTAAGGAGGACGGGCATAGTGTTCATGTGTGTTCAATCGTGTTGTGTGTGCCATCATTATGCCCAAGAATTTGGCTGTGTAAAGCGGCTTGTGCCAAAAATTTGTGTGAGCGGAGATTCCTTGGAAAAAACTTTGGGCGAGCGACTCCGGGAAGAGCGCGACCGACTTGGCATCAATCAGAACGACTTCGCCGACATAGGCGGTGTAAAACGCAATTCCCAGGGCAATTACGAGAATGATCGACAGAGGCCGGACACGGCTTACCTGTTGGCAATTTCGAAAATTGGTGTGGACGTGATGTATGTGCTTTTTGGTCGGCGGGATACGGCTACTGGGACGCATACCTCTATCGAAAATGAGGTGCTGAGCTGCTTCCGTTCGTTGAGTCCTGGTGATCAGGTTGTGGTTCATCGAGTGGCCACCGGCTTGGCAGAAGCGGCGGCAAGAGAATCTCAGGGCACGCTCCCGCTGGAGTGAACCTGCGTCACTTTCCTTGCCGCAGCCATACGAAAGAATGCTCACCTGAGGCTTCAGAAAATTGCGATCTAGCCGATCCTCTGCGACTTTTAGGAGTAGTGAGCATGTTGGATCGAGGCGCTTTGGAGCAGTTTGAACAGGACGTTCGGGAAAAGGAGCCTTCCAATTTTCAGCTGACGCAGCTGGAACGCATTTTGTTGAGCATGTACCGCAAAATGTCAGAGACGGATCAGAACCATTTACGCCGCATTGCGGAAATGATGGCGCAAACGGATTAACGTCCGGCCCACTCACCGCACCCCGGCTTATCACGTCGGGGTGCCTGTGTCAGCTGCCCCGTTCTTGGCTTGCAGCCGCTTGTACTCCCTTGCCAATGCTCGTTGTGCCGACGCCTTGCTTTCATACAGGTGTGTCAGGCGCTTTGGCCTACTTTGATCACCTTCGCTGAGCTTTTGCTGTTGCCCGGTTTTCTCGTCTCGATACCACGCCATAACCCCGGTGTGGTCGCCGCTGTCGTTCGCCAGTTCGGCGACTTCGTCCCCGTCCGGCAACATTGATTCCAGCTCCAAGCTCGTCGTGAAAGACTCAGGTGTGAAGCTGTGTTTCACGTTGCCGCCCAGCCAGACCACATCCGCTATTTCCTGCTTAATGCCGATCAGCGAGTAGGTGAGTTCTGGCGTCAGATCCGGACGGCCGCGTGCCAACGAATAGCTCAGCGTCGCATTTCCCCGCTGCAGCTTGTTCCACTCGGCCCGGGCAGCCACCAGAGCGCTTTTCTGGTCGGTGTAGGAGTGACGCAGATCCTTGATGTTGTCGCCGCCGCCGGAGATTGCCTCCTTTTTCTCGGCACTGTTGACGTCGTAATAGAACGCCCGTACGCCCGTGTAGCTGTCTCGATCCGCTTGCAGGAATCGGTGTTGATCGCCGTCCCGGCGGGTCAGGGTGATGTGTGGCAACGTCAGGCCGCTAGCGCTGGTGGCGTTGCCGATCGGCATGAACAGCAGCTTGCCCGCTTTCACCGTGGCGATCGCGTCATGCTCTTGTCCCAGGCGTGAGAGCAGGTTCGCATCCGATTCGTTGGCCTGGTCCAGATGCACCACCTGAATGGCGCTGAGGGCAGCGCTGACCAACGGACCCAACCCGTAGGCGCCGGCGATGGCTTGCACGACTGTTTCAATTGTTTCGTCGTGCCAGCTTCGCTCCCGCTTCACTTTCAGCCCCGCACTCAGATCCACGCTGCGAGCCCGGATGTTCAACTGGTCGGGTGCGCCGCTGTGCTCGGTTTCGTCGACTGTATAAGTGCCCTTGTCGACTAGCCCGGTATCGCTCCAGCCAAGCCACAGGCGCAGGGTTGCGCCTTTAGGTGGGATCACCAGACGCCCGTCGTGATCAGAGAGCGTGACATCGAGTTGGTCGGCCGTTAGCCCGCGGTTGTCCGTCAGCTCGATGCTGATCAAGCGCTTCTCGATAGCCGCTGTGATGTCGCGCCCGTCCACCTCGAGCCGACAGATCGGCCGGGGATAGGCCCTTGCTTCGCGTATCGAGGCCTGCGCGTCGCTCAGATAGCCGTCAATCCGATTCAGTACCTGGTTAATCACAGGATGTTCCTCAGAATGTTGCCAGCGGTACTTATGCCGGCACCTAGGAGGTCGACGCGGCCGTCATCAATCCGTTTAAGCGAGATAGTGAACTCAATGCGGCGCGCTGCGCCGTCCGGGAAAAATAGGGTCTTGGTCTCTGTGATGTTGTCGATCACCCATATACCCAGGATCCGGCCGGTGCCCTCGATCAGAGGCCATGCCTTGCCCGTATCGGCCATGGCGCGGAGTGTGTCGAGGCTGAGCGGGGATCCAGCGAGCGCAGGCAAGAGCAACCCGGGCAAACTGATGGAGTCCTCCCCTCGGCCAAGAAACTGCCGTGATGGGTTGGTACCGATACGCGAGGTCGTGCCGTGACGCCATTCTGTCTGCCGCTGCAGCTCCTGATAGGCCAGGGTTTCAAGGCTGAAAATGAACATGCCCAGTGACATCATCATGTTCGTTTACTCCTGGTCAAAAAGGGCGCTGCGGCCCTTGGCTTGTTTTGCATGCTGGCGCTTGTCGAGCTCGGCAGACACGGCGCGCGCGATCGCGGCGGCGTCCAGGCCCGGGGCGGCATGAATGTTGATGATGATTTGATCCGGCGCCATCTGCGCTGCAGCTGGCGCTGCTGCAGGACTGATTGGCGGACGATTATCAACGGCGATCGCGCCCTGAGCGCCCCCAATACCCACGGCCATTGCGCCTGCTTGGGCCAGGCGTTTGCCCGCTCCCATGATTGATTCGAGCATGCCGCCGCTTTCCGCTTTGGCACCGGCCCCGGTCGGGTTCAATGCAGCGCCTGCGTTGGTGATAGCGCCGATGGTCACGGTTCCCGCCTTAGTCATCAGCTCGCCTACGGCTTTGACGGCTTCCATTGGTCCGCTCTGACCTTCAGTCACGCCTTGCGCCAAACCGGCCATGGTGAAACCGCCCAGCTCGGCGAACACCCGGGACGGACTGTGTATGCCCAGTTTTTCCTTGAACCAGTCGACGGTGCTGCTGCCGGCGTCAGAAATGGCGGTCTTTACAGATCCCATGGCATTGGTGATGCCGTTGACCAGGCCGGCGATGATCATTCCGCCAAACTCGGTGAAGCGAGTCGGCAGCTCGACGCCCATGTAGTTCATCACCGCCGAGAAGGCCTGGTAGACCAGGCCGATGGGGCTGAAATTGGCCAGCGTCTGCAGGATGCCGCTGATCCCGCCGCTGAACCCCAGTTTGATCTCGGCCCAGGCGCTTGCGAAATAGGCCTTCACCTTGTCCCAGTTGGCATAGATCAGATACGCAGCGGCGGCGATCGCTGTAATCGCCAAACCGATCGGGTTTGCCATGAAAAGCCGACCAATCCACAAGAACGCCTGGCCGACCAGGGGCAACACCTTGGAGCCCAGATTGACCAACAGCCCGATCAGCGAAGGCAGGCGGATCCCGATTAGTGAGAGGCCATACCGGACAGCGAGAAATGGCCCGAGAGTGGTGGCCAGGGCGAGGGCGACCGTGCTGAAGCCGATCGACAACGCAGCGATGCCTGCACCAACCTTGAGGATTCCCAAAACCAGGCCTGGGTTCGCCGTCGCCCACGCGTTGACGCGCTCAAGGACCCCGTTGAACCCGGTGATCAGCTCAATCAGTGCTGGCCGTAGCGTGGCGCCCAGGGCGCTGCTCAGGTTGAACATACGGTTTTGAGACATTTCCCATCGAGCGGAGAGCTGGTCCGCACGAATATCGCCTTCGCGCTGCATGGACCCATCCCGCTTTGGCGCATTGTCCGCCCCGTTCACCAGCTCAAGCTGGCGACGGTACTCCTCCATGTTGGCGGCAAGTTTCGCGGCGTCGTCTCCGTATTCTTTGCCGAACAGTTGGGTCATCACCCCGAGCTGCTCGCCTTTTGGCAGTTTGTTGACGGCATCGAGCACGGTCTTGATCGTGCCCGTAGCGTCCTTAGACATGCCGTCCTGGACAGCCTTTGCTTCAAGACCAATGGACTTCAAGCCCTCGACAAACCGCTTCGGTTGCTGCGTTGCGATCGCGAGCTCGCGGATCATGGCGTTGGTTGCTGATGCCGCGATCTCCGAAGACGCGCCCAGAGTGAGGAAGGTCGAGCCCAAAGCGGCGGCGTCCTTGAAGGACATGCCGACCGATGCCGTGATGCCCGCCGTGCGCTGCATCACGTCAATGATGTCCGCGCCTTTCGACATGGCGTTGTCGTCGAGGAAGTTGATCGCGTCACCGAGCTGACTGACATTTTTAATAGGCAGCTTGTAGAGGTTCGCGATCCGCGCCAGGTTCTCGCCAACTTCCTCTGCCGGCAGGTCGAATGCCGTCGCGGCAGTGGCTGCGACCCGGGCGAATTCGAGTAGGTCATCCTTGCCCTGAATACCCATCCGGGCGCCGCCTTCCACCAGCGCCGCGATGTCCGTCGTGGCCATGGGGATGGTCTCAGACATTTTTTTGATGGCGGTGGCCATCTCGTAATAGGTCTGGGTGAGCTGGCCGTTTCCATCCCGGGCCCCCTCGACCTGTTTGGCTACGCCCGCCATCGCGTCTTCAAAACGGGAGTAGTTTTTGACCATCCCCAAGATGGGTATGCCCGTGGCAGCCCCCACGGCTCCAGCACTCGCACCGGCGACAGCGGCGTTGCCGGCAAGCTCTCGGCCACGGGAGTAGTTTTTCTGCGCGCGGGAAACGCGCTCCTGCTGTTTTGCGAGCGCGGTAAGGCGGTCTTTTTGCGACTGGATGGCTCTGTTGGCCGCCTCGATCTCCGTCTTCAACCGTCGTTCGGTGGTCCCCAGGTTTCGGGTGTCGGCGCCGGTCGATTTTATAAGGGGGATCAGGCGCTGCAGCTCCGATCGCTGAGCGTTGTGTTTATTCGTCAGCTTTTCAACAGCGGCAGTTGCGTTGACGAATGTCTTTTGGAACGCGGCAGAGGGGGCGTCCATCTTCTGCAGCTGCTCGCGCAATCCGCGTAACTTGTCCTGTGCCCGGGCCAGCTCCTCGGACGACTGACGGACGGCTTCTCGCTGCTTGGTAAAGCTGGAAATGTTGGACTGCTGGGCGTTGAGCTCTTTGAGCTGGTCCCGCGCTGCTTTCAAGGCGCGAGACGTGGCGTTGCTTCCAGCACTGATTTGCTTGAGTGGCGCGGTGACCTTGTCGATCGCCGACAGCAAAAATTCTAGCCGCAGCTTGTCAGTCATCTTTCGCCCCACTTCGCTTGCGAGCGCGTTCGCGCCAGTCCATCAGTTCGGTCAGGGGGAGCGGATCCATTTCCGCTGGCCCCCAGTGGAAAATCACGGCGATATCCGCCATGGCGTCATCTACGCAACGAGGGATGCATCCACCTTCGCCGACTTCGGCAGCAAAAAACCGGCGACCTCGGTGGCCATCTGCACCAGGTCGGCCGGGTCCATGTTCCCAATCTCGTGATCATTCAAAGTCGGTGTGGTGATTCGCGGCAAGACCTTGCGCAATGCGAGCACGTCCATCTGCAGCAGATCGGTCAGCGTGACGCCGCGCAGCTCCCCGGAGACCGGTTTGCGCAGCGTTACCTCTGTGATTTCGGTCGAGCCTCGGACAATGGGGGTGTCCAGTGTGATAACTGGACGGTTCGGGTTCTTCTCAACAGTGAGGGCAGCGGCTTCGTTTTTTTCGGTGGTTTTCATGTAGCGGTCCTTTCATATGAGCGAGTGTGCCGGACGTGCCGGCCGGGGAGGTTCGTTTACAGGCCGATCGCCTTGCGGTGTTCAGCCAGCATGTCGGTGCCGTTGACCTTGAAAATGAAGTTCAGCAAGTCGATCTCGATCTCTTCGTTTCCGTCGATGGTCAGCTTGTAGTAGCTGCAGGTGGTCGTGAACTTGTGCTCGGTGTCCTCGCCGCTTTCCGAGTCGCCCATGTCGATCTCTTCATGCCGGCCGCGCACGACCACCTCGACAGCCGAGACCTCGCCGGTGTCGTCGCGCTGGATGGAGCCTGCCCAACGCAGCATCACGCCGCTGGCCGACACGGCGCCGTACTGACGCAGCGCTGTCAGATCCCAGCCCCCGAGGGTCCATTCGAGCTGGATGCCGTCGTCACCATGGCCCAGGTCGACCTTAACCCCGCCGTCCATGCCGCCGCCCCGGAAGGCTTCGAGCTTCCGGGCGAGTTTGGGCAGGGTGACGCTTTTGCACTCGCCGACGTAGCTGACGCCGTCGTTGTACAAATTCATGTTCTTGAGCTTTTTGGGCAGAGCCATGTCGGCGCTCTCCTAAATGCGCGGCCGTCGCCGCGCGGATGAATGAATATCAGGCGTTGACGCGGCTGGCGAAGTCGACCAGGTAGCGATCAGTGATGCGCTGGCGAAGCCCCAGGTTCTCCAGTGGCGGCACTGGCGTGTAGTCGTAATCCAGGTACAGCTTGCCGGCCTTGAGGGTGTCCTTGTCGTTGGCGGCTTCGTCGTACCAGCACTCGCCGCCGATCAGGTAGCCAAGGCGTACCAGCTCGCGGAATTTGGCATTGATCCCCTCGACGATGTCGCGGACCAGGCTCGGGTGCATAGGCTTGTCCACTGCCCAGAACTGACCCTCGGCCATGGTGTCGGCCAGGACCTGGGCGGTGCGCGTGTAGTTTTCGAAGGCAAACAGCGGATCGTCGCTGCAGGTACGCGAGCCCCAGAAGCGGAAACCATCACGACGAATCAGCGTGGTCACGTCTGCCGCATTGAGCAGGCCGGCGTCGGTGGCCGGGTTCTGCAGATCCCAGTAAATATCCCGGCTCAGTCCGGTCACTCCGTTTACGGCCACGTTGGAGAGGGTCTTGTGCCAGCCAACCTGCTCGTCGAGCTTGGCGCGCAGGCCCAGGGCGCGTGCGATCGCCGACGCAGGCGCATCAGCATTCAGGGTGGTGTCCCAGTTCACGAAGTCGGGCCAGATGGTCATCAGCTCCCGCGCTCCGAAGTTTTCCCGATAAGCAATGACCTCCGAGACAGTGTTGCAGTCCCAGGCACTGGCGTAAGCGAAACCGCGCAGCTTTTGCGCAGTGAGCACCAGTTCAGAGGCCACCGGCAGGGAGTCGAGGCCCGGCACGCCAAGAATGCGCGGTCGTACGCCCAACTGCGCTTCTGCAGCCAGCAGAGCCTTGAGCCCGGTGTACTGGCCCCCGGCGGTCACGCCGCCGATCACGTTGGTGGTGGTCTCGGCCGCGTCCTGCCCTTGCTCAACACGAACGACGACGGTGACCGGGCTGGCCTGGTCAGCGATGGCGTCCAGGCTTTTCGCAAGCGTGCCTTTTATACCTGCCTTACCACTGGCGGTAAGAACGTCGGTCAATAGAACAGGGCGGTTAAGGGGGAATGCCACCGGATCCGCGTCTTCGGCGGTGCAGACCATGCCGACGACGGCGGTCGCGACGGTGCGGATGGGGCGGGTGCCTTCGTTGATTTCTACAACTCGGACGCCGTGGTGATAATCGACCATGGGTTTTGCCTGCGCAATGAATGGGATGACAGTGCACAGGCTGCCGCGCGCGCGGCGGTTGGGCGAGCATCGGAGCTTGTAGAGGGTAGGGTTACAGGACTAGGAATAAAAAACGCCCAGATAGGGCGTTATTGAGTTTGCTCAGCGATCCAGGGCGGTGCAATCGGCCGGAATTCCATGTCAGGAAACTCGTCCGACTGGGGCCAGTCGCGAAGAGCCTGCATGTACACCAGCAGCTCGCCGAACTGCTCGGCTGTGATGGCCGTTTCTCCACCGATTTCTTGTTGGTCACGGTGCCGCTCTCGCAGCCATTTGATCTGCTCGATTTCGCGATCCCGCCAGAGACGCTCGGCGACTGCAAGCTCCATCGGGGTTAGCGGCGACGGATCAACCCATGCGGGTAGTCCGTTCGCCGCGCCAAGCTGCTTACCCGTCGGGGGCTCCCGCTTCCAAAACTGGTCCTCCTGCTCGCCGTCCAACAGCACGGCATTTTCTGGCCATGTTTCTTCTGTATAGGTGCCGTCAGTTCGCCACGCTTCAGGGATAAAGCCGAGTGACACGGGATCGAAATAAACGCCCATTTTGTTACCTCAATTGCCGATCGCGACGCCAATGAATGAATTGTTTACAAAAGCACCTCCAGCGCTAGTTGCCACTGGAACCGTACTTTTGGTGACCTGGGAAAAGTTGAACAAAGGCACCACAGTTGTTGCGCCTGTGCCGGATTGCCCTGTAACTATCGCCAGGCAACCTGAAGGAAATTCCGTTGGAAACGTGGCGTTAACGTACCCTGCAGAACTTGTGGCTCGCTGGAACCATTGAATCAATAGCCCTCCAGGCTTGTCAGGAATTCGGACAAAATCGTTCGTACTGAAAGACCTCTTAGGAAACATGGCAGTCAGTAAAGCCATTACACCAGCAGGGTTGGCCATCACGGTTTCAAGAAGGCCAGCTACTTGCTCGGAGGCCGTACCAAATCGCGCAGTTCCTTGATTGATTTCGGTTGCTTGACCAGCTAATACAGCCAGCGCCGCGATATCAATGTTTCCCTGATTAATCGGTGCGTTCCAGGCCTTGATGCACCACATAACCGCCAAGTTGCGTGGGCGGGTTTCGGTGCCGCCGGACAGTTCGACTGCATCGGTCATGTAAGCATGATCAGTTGGGGTAATACTGTTTCTACCGAGATACCCACTAGAGGCAGTAATAGCGCCAGACCCGGTTGCAGGGGTAATGGATGCACTACCTGTAGTGGTTTTGTATCTCAGCTCGTGTCTGTGGCTCTCAAAGGCATCATCCTGATAGCTGCCGAGCAGACGGCCGGCGTCGATCCCGCGCCCATGGTCCCAGCCACGCAGGAACTCGCCGCGCGATTCCGGCAATCGGAAGTTACCGTCGCCCTCGTCGCCCTTGTTAAAGGCTGTACCGAGAAAAGCCGCCAAATCGGGATAGGCCGCAATGCTTTTAACGCTACCATCGACCTCCAGAAAACCGGGCGGAGTTTTGTTTACCGGGAAGCCCACCATCGTGCCAACCGGCAGGGCCGAAGCCTCAGCAATCATCGCCTCAACTTGCACCTTGGTGTAAGTATCCGTAATCCCCATCTTTGCCAGTGTGTCCGGGTTATCACCCGACACCACCACGCCGCGATTATTGACCTTGACGCGAGTGAATTCGCCGGCTGTTTTGTTCGCCGGCAGCACTTCCAGAATGGCCGCGTCGACGTAGGCCCGTGAGGCCAGGACAATCGCCGGGTCAATCTTGAGCTGAATGTTGCCGGTACTGGTGACGATGAAATTCATGCGCACGATTTGCGTGCGGCCCGAGCCTTGCGACAGTAGTGGCTTGAAGCTCGGCGCGCAGTTGGCCACCGCCACCAGATCGCCGTCCGCGTCGTAAAGGCCGATTTCGCGGATCCACTTACCGCCCTCGTCGGCCGGGATGATTTGCTCGGCAATGATCACCGCCGGATTGACCGGGTCGATTTTCAGTTGATTGAGCGGCTTGCGGCGCCACTCATTGAGCAGCTTGGTTTGACTGGCTGACGGGACCGGATTGGGCGGATCGGCCAGCCCGTTCGGGTTGGCATCACCCACGCCCATTTGTGTGATCAGCCAGGGAATGCCGAGCGCGTCGGCGTTCGCCTGCTTGGCCATCCCCACATTTGTAAGGATCGCGAAAAACTGCGAATTCGCATCAATCATAATAAACGTCCAGGGTGTCTATGGTGTGTTCACGGCCGACCACGCCAAAACTGCCAGTGATCTCAATGTCACGCATGACGGGCGGGTAAACGTCGATTTCGTCGCCTTCGTAGAGGGACGCGGCGATATTCAGATCGCCTTGGGCTTCCAGGCTGATCGCCAGCCCGGTCAGGTGCCGGGTAACAGGCTTGGCGTCGTCAATCAGGCGCTCAAGCTCCTGATACATTTCTTCGGTGATACCTGTATCGAGCACCCCAACCTTCAGCGCGAAGGTGCCCGGCACGCCCTCGGGTACGGTCTTGAACCACTCGATAATCTCGATTAGATAACCCAACGGCTCGACTACGCGCCTGAGTGCTCCGATCGTTCCTTTACGAGAGTGGAGGAAGTAAGAGCCTTTGATGACCTGGCGCTTGGTGGCCTCCGACCAGGTGCTATCCCAGCGGTCGACGGAGAATGCCCAGGCGAGGTAGGGCAGCAACTGCACCGGGCATCGATCGGGGTTCAGCAGATCCCTGATCGGGACCGGCACGCGCTCCAGCTGGGCGAGCGCATCGGCCGCCAGTCGCTCAAGCTGTTTGGCGTTTGGTGGCAGCAGGCTCGTCATGTCAGTGCACCAACGGTAACGCTATACCCAGTGCAAAAGGCGGCCTCGGCTTCATTCGGGGTGATATCCACCCAGTTGTGCAAGTCCACCTTGCGCACGCCCTCGACGTGCAGTGCAGCGTGAATGGCTGACTCGGAAATCTCCACGCCAAGGCGCCGGCGTTGGCTGATGAATGAAACCAGCCGGGCTTGCGCCGCTTCGCGTATGGGCTCCGCTTCTGGCCCCGTTGTCGCGAGATAAAGAACCGCGTCGACCTGGTATGGCAGAACAGTTGCCGATTGCACTGTCAGGCGATCGGCAACCGGGCGGCGATCATCGTCGCTGAGGTATCGACTGACGACGTCCAGCAGTTCCTGGTCGACGCTGCCATCTCCTACCAAACCTTGAACGGTGACGACGACAACCGCTGGCGACGGGCTCTCAGCCGTCGCATCGGCGATGCGGCCGTCTGCGCTGCGCGCGTGGAGGATGTAACTGTTACGGGGCCCCGCTGTGGAAAGACCCTCCCACGCCATCTGTGCCCGTTCGCGTAGCGAGTCGTCCGATTCCATCACCGCGATGATCGGCGGGATGGCTGAGCTGTTACCCGGCGTCACGACCAAGCGTTGGACGTTGACGTTGCCGGCGAGCTGCTCCAGGTCTTTGCCCTTGGCTTTCGCCAGCATATTGGCCAGGGATGCTTCGTTCACGCGTTGGCGCAGCAGCATTTCGCGGTACGCGTTCTCCTGCAGGAGCTTGGTCAGGGGCTCCGACTCCACGGCCAATGTCGCGGCGACTTCGGCCTGCTGCTCGGCTGGCCAGAGACTGATGGCGTAGGCCTTGCGATCGGCGAGGATCTGCTCGTAGTCGATCTGCTCGACGACATCGGGATCCGGCAACTGAGCCAGATCGATGGGAGTGAACGTTTTCATGCTGTTGCTCCCAAACTCAGAGGAACACGCAGGCTCAACGGCTCGTTGGTGTCCACCAGGCTGCCTTCAATGTCGAGAACTGCCTGGCCAGCTACGTCGCCCAGCGTGAGCTGCACGCGGCTCAGACGAATCCGCGGTTCCCAGCGCATCAGGGCAATGGCGGTGGCCGCATAAGCCTGCAGGCGGGTTGCGTTGTTGAGCGGCCAATCGATCAGGTCTGCAAGCTGACTGCCGTATTCGCGCCGCATAACGCGGGTTCCAATGGGGGTAGTCAGGATGTCGGCGATCGATTGCACCAGGTGATCGTTCCCGATGATGTTGCGGCCGGAATTGCTGTTCATGCCGATCATGGGATCGGTCCCTGTGAGGTGCCGTTACCTGCCTGAACACCAGAAGTCCGGTGATTGACCAGGCTGATCTTCTGGGCGCCGGCGACGACGTCCTGGGTGACGGTCACCAGGCCATCAATCACGACATCACCGGTGACATGTACGCCACCAGGTGCGATGAGATTGGCTTTGCCGCCCCCGGGCAGCGTGGCGGTCAGCGTGTGGCTCGCGGTGTCATAGTCGACAATCGCCCCGTCGCGGTACTTGCGCCGGCGTCGAGTTGGCGCGTTGTCCGGAGCCGGGAAGCGATCGCTGTACACACCAAAGATGACGAAACCATGAGCCGGATTGCCGGAAGGCGAGAGCACCAGGCACTGCTCGTCGACGCTTGGCGGATCCCATTCGCTGTCCTCGCCGGCCCGCAGGGCGAAGAACGGCAGCCAGCCAGTCAGCAGCCCACCGGTTTTTACTCGGCAACGTGGTTTCACCGGATCGAGCTCGGCGATGGTGCCGGCTCGAATCAGGTTTTCAAGGCGTCGGGTCAGTTCAGTAAGAGAGTCCATGCCGCCGATGTTGCAGGTCGCGCGTGCGAGCTGCATCGGCGGCGGGCTGTAGCGTGGCTGTCTACAGGGGAAGGTCAGGCGGTGAGGTGGTCGATCAACATATTTCGGATGTTATCCAGCTCGTCGCCGCTAAAGCCCAGCAGCTGGCGTGCTTCGTATTGCACATCCGCTTGACCGCGCTCCGGCCGATCCTTCAGGCCGTATTGGTGAACCCGTGCAATGCGGCTCACACGCCCAACAAACCCGACCGACAGGCCGCTCGCTGTGCTTTGGGTACGCATGTAACGGGCCGATTTCAGCTTCGTGAACATCTTGCTTTTGATCCGGCCCTGTTTCCCGCGCAGATCCTTTGGCTTGCGTGGTGCGAATGCCGAGCCGTCTGGATTGCGCTGGGTCGTGATGCGCTTGGACTGGCTACGGCGCAGATCTCGTGCCACGGCGCCCAGGAGCTTGCGGCGCTCGCCCTCGTCCAGCTTGGCCAGCAATGTGGCCGCCCATGTCTCCAGAACTTGCAGATCGTTGCTCATGGCGCCTCCCAGCGCGCAATAAGCTCGCCACCAGCAGTCCGCAGTTCAAGTTCGGGTATGGCGAATGGATTGTCGTCGACCAGCGGCTCAGGTGGATGAGTGACGGTCAGATTGCCGTCGTCCTGGCGCTTGACGATCACACGCTCAGTGAGCGGCAGCTTTATAGAAAGATCGACCTTGCTGTTGTCCAGGACATCGGCTTCGAACGCAACGGCCGTTTTACTTCGTTCGACGTTTTCCATCAATTCACGTTGGTTTACCAGGATCCAGGCGAACAGCGGAATGGCGATCGCGTCGGGGTGGCCAGCGTAATCCGTAAAAATCAGGTTCAGTGTGTAGCTGTATTCGAAGGACAACCCAAAGGCAGCAGTGCTGCGCATCGTGCCGTTGTCGATGAATACCATCAGGCGGTCGGGGTTCTTCTTTAACTCTGGTACCGAAGCGAGAAGGTGGGCACGTAGTGATTCTGGTTTGTTCACTGTTTGCCCGCCTTCGCCTGCTGATGCTGGTAGACCATATCCACCTGCGCAGCGCATTGAGCCCAATCGCTCTCGGTGGCCTCCTGGTCGTCTAGCAGGGCGCCGTTCTTGTCCGGGTTAGTCGCCGATAGGGTGCAGGGCACCACGGCCGGACAACCAGTCGCGATAAGCAGCGGCTCCGGTGATGGCGGGGCGCTCGCGCATCCGGCGAGCAGCGTCAGGCAAAGGCTGGTCAGCCCATAGGCGAAGTTCGGCATTTTCACGTTTCAAGTCCTCGATCATTCGTTGACGGGCGGCAAGCCCCTGGCGCAGTTGGTCCTGCACGCTGCGCAACTTGGCCTGAGCGGCACGTTCTTCCTGCAGGGACGCCTGGAGCTGAGCGGCCGTCTCCTCGCTGCGCGTCGCTCGAGCGCGGGCGGTTGAGGCCGCTTGACCGGCCAGATCGGCCTTTACATCGGCGACCTCGATCCGCTGAGACTGGCCCCAGATCAGAAGCGCGATCGAGGCGAGCAAGGCGAACCCGTAGAGCGCCTGGCGCAACGTGCTCATGCGCGGTACCAGCCTGCCGCGTTCATCTCCTCCAGGGGGAGCCTGCGTAAATCACCCCGGAACACCACGGCCTTGACGCCTGGGCTCGCGACAGCGATTGCCTCGGCCAGCGCCTTAGCCAAGTCGCACGGAGTGTCCTCTGGCACCACGAAAACATCGCCATCGGCGGGGCTGAGCTTGCGGATCTGTTCGTAGTCAATCATGCGGCCTCCGGGATAGGGCAGCCCGCAGCGTGACGCTGATAGGCGCGCTCCAGCTTGGTGTCGTACAGGTTGCGGGCATAGTTGGGGCCGTTGTAGGCCTTGGCGAATGCCGCCCATTTCTTGCCTTTCAGCGCTTTGAGCAGCGTCGGGTCAGCTTCGATGAACCGCACGAACGCTTCGAACTGCTCGTTCTCGTCCCGCGCCATCCGATCGGCGAAATCCGTCACGCTTTCGTATCCGAGGCGAACGGCGTGATAACCCATCACCTGGAAGGCGCCCCAGCTGGCCGACTCCAACGCGCAGAGGTCGTCGATCAGGCGAGCATTCGCCAAGCGCTGGTGCTCTGCTGTTCCGCCGGCGTAACCACCTGGTTTTGGATTGACCAGGTTGGGCTGGACCAAAGCCAATTGGTCGGTGTGGGCCTTCAGATCCGCGGCATCATCACCAGGTGCGCGCGGCGTGCTGAGCAGCCGATACATGATGTGCCGCTCGAACAGAATCTTTGGCTTGTCGTTGTCCAGGAAGCCGCTGCCTAGGCTTTCGACTTCGTTGACAGCCATGATTGCGGCGAGCTCAACGCCCAGGCGTGCGGCAGCGTTCACCAACAGGGCGTGCTGCAGCAGGTTCGCACAGTCAGCCCCGGCCAGTGCCAGAGCGGTTTTCCTGCCCGCAATACCGTCAATTACCAACCCAACCTGACGCTGGTAATTTCGGACCGCAGCCTCGGTGGCGTCGCCGTAGTCGCCGTCCGTGTCCAGGCCGGCGCCGTGCTTGTTCAGGCGCTGCTGCAGGTTGCGGACCTCTTGCCCGCGATCGCCGTGGCGCAAAACACTCATAGCTGATCCACCTTGCGGTTGAAGAATTGCTTGGCCAAAGCGCGGGTTCCCTCAACGCCCAGCAGCCCGATCACGCCACCGAAGAACGGACCTGTGGTCGCGGGAATGCCTACCAGGAAGAGCCCATGGCTTGCCGAAAGCGCGAGGGCGCCGCACAGGGGGGCTTCAAGTAAAACCCGGCGCCAGGTGCCGCCGCCGTAGATGATTCGCAGAGCCGCGATCACACAGGCAAGCCCGCCGGCGTAGAAGGCAGGCCAGTTCAGTTCGAGCCAGGCAGCTAACCAGGCCCATGTATCCGGTTTGTCAGGCATGCGCGTGATTCCGCTGTCCAAGGTTGAAGGTGATGAAAAATCCGCTTGTTTGGTTCGGTGACTCAATCCCATAGGTTCACCATTTGCAGTTCCGGGGCTTGAGGCGCGATATCCGGCAGCGCCACCAGGGTGCCGTGCGGAATGATCGTGCCGAAATCCGACAGTCCTGGGTTTGCCTCGAGCACCGCCTCTGTGATGCCGGCGGTGCGGCCGTATACACGCCAGCAAATGGCGTCGACGGTGTCGCCCTGGGCGGCATACACAGAGGTCGTCATCAGATGAGCTCCACGGTGGAATGACCTACGCCCAATAGATCGCGGATGGCGAACCGGGCATCGCGGCGGTATTCATCGACTGAGGGCGTCAGCTCGTCGGCGTTCTTGTTGCCTTCGACACTGGTGTCGTAGCTGCGATAACGCTCAGCGAGCTCAGCGCCGACGCTGCAGTAGATCGAACGGCGGTACAGGTGGATGAAGTTGCTTTCGCCCTTGATTTTCGGTGCAGGCACAGCCGCGAGGGTGCTGTACCCGTCGGCTACATGTTCCAACTTCACGCTGGCCAGCTCGCCGTTCACCTGGATCAGCGCGTTGACGGTCACAACTTCAATGCGTGCGTCTGTGATGCTGCCGTCCAAGCGAATGGATTCGCGCAGGTGGACGACATCGATGTCAGGCCAGAAACCGTCGTTGGTGATCACGAAGGGTTCGTTGGTGCTGCCGGTGGCAATAAATCCGCTCATGGTTCAGCCCTTAGTCGGCGGTGGCCGGGGCGTCACAGCAAGGAAAGGAGAGAACCTGCTGTTCAGCCCCGGGCCGCCGGGGTTGCGGGGTACGCTCTGTCAGCTCCCTGGCGGGGGAGCAATTTTTTTCAGGAGACGCTCAGCGCCTTCCAGATCCTTTTTGCCGCCGCAGCTGCCGTTGAGCTCGATGGCGCGTTTGAGCAGTTCGATACCGGCCATTACCTGACCGGGTTGGCCAGGGTTATCGACCGTCAACCCCGCCACGGTGGCGCGTCCGGTGGCCAGGTACAGCTTGGCCCTGACTTCGTCCGGCATGTCCTGTTCAGCGGTCAGCTCCATGGTCCGGTGCAAAATGGCCAAGTCGAACCCGCCGCTGGCTTTCTGGGAGATCAGAGCGCCTTCGGCAATTTCCTCGGCCACCAGGCAGCCGGTGGTGCGTTCGAAGCGATCGGGCATCAGCAGGTTGTGCTGCAACACATACGCTGCGATATCGAGCGCGCCGGTGTAATCGCCGGCGTCGACGCGCCAGATCATGATGGTGGTGAGTACTTCATCCTGGGCGCCGTTGCCCGCAGCCAGGACCCCATCGATGTAAGGCACGTAGGCCGGCAGAAGCTGCAACTTCAGCGCGGCTTTGCCTTCGTTCGACTGGATCTGTTTCAGGCGCAGGCGATCCTGGAGCAGTTGGGCCAGCTGCATTTCGTAGGCCGTCCCGCCCGCCATGGATACGGCGGGCGAAGCAGCGGCGGCCTCCTGCGAGGCAAGCGCTTGCAGCCGGTGACGTTGGGCGAGCGAGAGGGCCATGGTTACGCGGCCTCTTCGATGTTTTCGACCAGGGCGCCGAGACCGAAGTCCTCGATCACGTAATCCTCGTTCGACGACTGATAGTCGGCGATGCGATCGCGCTCCGGCTCGTCCTTGGTCATGCGGCGACGGCTGCTGATCTGGAAGTAGATCGACAGGTTTTTCAGCGTGGTGATCATGATGCCGCCGTCGATGAAGAACGGCGCGTCCTCGATCGGCAAGCCGCCCAGGGTGCCGTTGGCGATGATTCGCGCGGCTGCCAGCTCGTTCTCGTTGTCGGCCGCTCCTTCGATGTTGGCGAGGAACTTCGCGTGCAGCAGGTTGCGATCGACCAGGACGACCAGATCGGGCCGCTTGCGATGCCATGGGTCCAGTAGCTGGATAGCGTCGTACACCAGACCGTCCAGGGTCTTGTAGTCGCCGGTCGGTCCGATGGTGACCTTGCCAGCGACCTTGCCGCTGCTCAGCACTCGCTCAGGAGCTTTGGTGCGGTATTTCTCCAACCAGCCCACGTTCACATCTTGCAGCAGCTGATTGGTTGCCCGATCGGTCGTCGGCGCAGCGCTGGTGCCGTTGAAACCGATCATGATGCGGTCAAGCGCCTGGCGCTCGACGATCGCACCGGACAGCCGAGCCTGGAAATCTGGGAATTTTGCCCAGGCATCCAGCAGCGCATAAGGAATGGCTGTGTCAAAGTCGGTTTTTTTACAGCTGTAAGTGTCGTTCTTCAGCGAGCTGACGCCGCGAGGGTTGCGTGCGGCCTGGCTGGTGTCAGTCCGGCCTGCGATGGTCGAGCCAACGCCCAGAACAACGGCTTCGCCGTCTTTCTCGTCGACGCCCAGCACATTGATCTTTTTCAGAAAGGCGCTGGATTCCTGGATCGCAGTTTCCAGCTTCTGCTGAACAGAAGGGGTGACGGTGAATTTCTCCGCCACCGACGGAACGGCGTTGATCGCTGCAACCTGTTTGGTGAAGCCGTTGAAGGCAATCCGTGTTTCGTTACGCATGGTGTTCTCCTGTGGAGCTTGTAGGGGCCGACTGAATCAGTAGGCGGTCAGGACGGCGCCTTCGCCGCCAGTCGCCGGCGGGCGTTTGGTTTGGCTGTGGTCCTGGGTCTCGCCCAGTCGCGTGATCAGTTCGTTGAAGTCATTACTGAGCTTGTCCACGCTGGTTTTCAGGTCTGCGGAGAATTTTTTCTCCGCCGCCAACTGGTCGGGCAGATCCTTGACGTGCTCGGCGACAGCTTCGACGGCCTGGCTGATATGGGCGAACTCGCCGTCATCCTTAGCCTGCTTGCCGGAGAGCAGCGCTTGAACCTTGCTGAAGAGCTGGGCGCCGAGACCGGGCTTGTCTTCGATTTCTTCGAAGGTGAGCTCGGTTTCCACTGCCTCGGTAAACATTGAGGTCGCGGAGTAGTGGCGGTCTTTGAACGGGCTGGATTCGGGTTTTTGAGCTGAGAACGCGAGTACGTCGGTACCGAGACTCGCCGGGGAGTCGGTGACAGCGAGACCGACGATGTAGGCTTCGCCGGTGTCGGAAAAGCTGTCGTCGATTTCGATGGATGTGTAAATCTTCTGCTTCGCCTTGTTCAGGGCGATGAGATCGGCGGTCGGCTCGATCTGAGCAAAGAGCGCCAGCTTGGTCTGGCCGTTGATCTCCACTTCCTCGGCCTTGACTGCCGTCACGTCGCCGTAGGCCTTGAATGGGCCATCAGGCAGCAGGCTGCGGAAATGCTCCAGCCAGATCCGAGCGCCGTAGGTGGTCGGATTGAAGTTTTTGGCAGCCTGTTCCAGCCAGCTGCGTTTGATGGTGCGCTTGTCCGAGGTAGCGCCCTCAACGGCGACACGGAACCAGTTACTGCGAAATTTCTTCATGTCGGGAATCCCTCAAAGCTGTGCTGCTGGGTGCAGTTACGTTGAGGTACATCCTCGGCAGTCGCGTGATTCCGGGCAATCAGCGGCAGTTGTAAGCCCTTGAACTACATGGCACATCGCTACGCCTTCACGCGCGCGAGGCGTCAGCATCGCCGCCATGACTACAACCGAAGCCACTCCCATCCGCGATAACCGCCGCCAGGCCAAGTTCCTTTACTGGACCGGCCTGCGGATCTGCGCGATTGCAGAAATGCTGGGTGAAAAGGAGAAGACCGTTCATGCGTGGAAAACGCGGGATGAATGGGACCGGGCCGACAACGTCGAGCGAATCGGTGGTGCGCTGGAAGCGCGCCTGGTGCAGCTGATCCTGAAGGAAGGCAAGACCGGCGGTGATTTCAAGGAAATCGACCTATTGCACCGCCAGCTGGAACGGCAAGCCCGGATCGAGCGATACAAGGCCGGCGGTACCGACACTGATCTGAACCCCAATCTGGCGAAACGCAACGAGGGGCCCAAGAAGAAAGCGGCCCGCAACGAATTCAGCGAAGAGCAGATCGAGCAGCTGACCGAGGCGTTCAAAGACGGATGCTTCGGCTATCAGTTGGATTGGTACCGGGCGAGCAATCAGCGCACCAGGGCAATCCTGAAAAGCCGGCAAATCGGTGCCACTTACTACTTTGCCCGCGAGGCATTCATTGACGCCCTGGTCACCGGGCGCAATCAGATTTTTCTGTCAGCGTCGAAAAACCAGGCGCACATCTTCAAGGCATATATCCAGGGGTTCGCCCGCGAGGTTTGCGGCGTTGAGCTCACCGGTGACCCAATCATTCTGGCGAACGGCGCCGAGCTGCATTTCCTCGGTACCAACGCCCGAACCGCTCAGGGTTACCACGGTAATTTCTACTTCGACGAATTCTTCTGGACGTTCAAGTTCAACGAGCTGAACAAGGTCGCCAGCGGCATGGCGATGCAGAAGCAATACCGTCGCACCTATTTCTCGACGCCGTCGAGCATGGCGCATGAGGCTTACACGTTCTGGACCGGCGAGCGCTTCAACAAGGGCAAACCGGTGGCCCAGCGCCTGAAGCTGGACGTCTCGCACGATGCGCTGCAGCAGGGCAGGTTGTGCGAGGACCGGATCTGGCGGCAGATCGTCACCATTCTGGATGCCGAGCAGCGCGGGTGCGATCTATTCGACCTGGAAGAGCTCCGCCTCGAGTACAACGCGGAGGCCTTCGCGAACCTGTTGATGTGCCAGTTCGTCGACGACGGGGCGAGCATCTTCCCGCTCAACGTCCTGCAACCCTGCATGGTCGACAGCTGGGTCGAGTGGTCAGAGGACTACAAACCCTTCGCCGCACGGCCGTTTGCCGATCGGCAGGTGTGGATTGGCTACGACCCAGCGGAAACCGGCGACAGCTCCGGTCTGGTGGTCGTGGCCCCGCCAGCTGTTCCAGGTGGCAAATTTCGTGTGCTCGAACGTCATCAGTTTCGCGGTATGGACTTCGCCGCCCAGGCCGAGGCGATCCGCCAGGTCACGATGCGCTACTGGGTGACGTACATCGGTATCGACATCACTGGGATGGGCTCTGGCGTGGCCCAGCTGGTGCGCCAGTTCTTCCCCAACGTGACGACCTTCAGCTATTCCCCGGAGGTCAAGACGCGCCTGGTGCTCAAGGCCTACGACGTGATTCACAAAGGGCGTCTGGAATTCGACGCTGGCTGGATCGACATGGCCCAGTCGCTCATGGCGATTCGCAAAACCATCACGGCCAGCGGCCGGCAGTTCACTTACACGGCAGGCCGAACCGACGAGACCGGACACGCGGATCTCGCCTGGGCGCTGTTCCACGCATTACAGAACGAACCGCTTGAGGGCCAAACCTCAACGAATACCGGCTTCATGGAGATTTATTGATGAGCAAACGCCGCAGCAGTACCCAGCAGTTGGCTACGTCGACCCAGCCCGCGATCGAGGGAGAGTTGCTGTCGGCAACCGGCGGCAAGATGGAGGCCTTCACCTTCGGAGACCCCACGCCGGTGCTCGACGAGCGGGGGATTCTCGATTACCTGGAGTGCTGGCTGAACGGCCGTTGGTATGAACCGCCGATGTCGCTTGACGGGCTGGCCAAGTCCTCCCGGGCCAGTGTGTTCCTGCAATCGGGTTTAAATTTCAAGCGCAACATGCTGGCCCGCACCTTTATCCCTCACAAGTTGCTGTCACGGCAGACCTTTGAGCAATTCGCATTGGATTTCCTCTGGTGCGGCAACGGCTATCTGGAAAAGCGCGAGAACATGCTACGCGGCACGCTCGGGCTGCAGCCTGCCCTGGGCAAATACATGCGGCGCGGCGCGGATCTCGAAACCTATTACCAGGTGCGCGGCTGGCGGGACGAGCACGAATTTAAGCGTGGGACGGTTTACCACCAGCGCGAGGCTGACATTAACCAGGAGATTTACGGCCTCCCTGAGTGGCTGCCAGCGCTGCAAAGCGCGTTGCTCAACGAATCCGCCACCTTGTTCCGGCGCAAGTACTACAACAACGGCAGTCACGCCGGTTTCATCATGTACATGACCGATACCGCGCAGAACGAGACGGACGTCGCCGCGTTGCGCAGCGCGCTGAAGTCCGCGAAAGGGCCTGGAAACTTCCGAAATCTGTTCATGTACGCCCCGGGCGGCAAGAAGGACGGCATTCAGCTGATCCCAGTCAGCGAGGTCGCGGCGAAGGATGAATTCGGCTCGATTAAGAACATCAGCCGCGATGACATGCTCGCAGCGCTGCGTATTCCTCCCCAACTGATGGGCATCGTTCCGCAGAACGCCGGCGGATTCGGTTCGATCAAAGAGGCCGCGCAGATTTGGGCGATGAATGAGCTCGAACCGATACAGGCACGCCTTCAGCAACTAAATGAATGGCTGGGTGATGAGGTCGTGCGCTTCAACCCAATGGAACCGGTATCCATAAGTTAATTGCTCAGCGGCAGATTACTGCCGCTTTGCATTACTTAGTTTTTTATGTTCTGAAGGTAGTCAACTAGTTCGTGCACATTAGTCAATGGGTCAATGATGCCGCTTGTCTTCGATGAGCTTAATATCTGTCCGGCCCAAATTTTTGCCCGAGACAGTTCGTTAATGCGGGTCTTGAAACAGTTCGACGCGTTTTTTTTGTACTCTGGCCAGTAGTTGGATCTGAGATGGTCCTCCAGCTGTTCCGCAGCGCTTTTCTTTTGCGTCGCTCTGAAGGGCTGTTGTGTATAGAGAAAATGAAGTAAGAACCAGTACTCAAAACAAGGCGTCGAGGTTATTGCGTTAAAAGTTCCCTTTGGATTTTGACCGTTCACCAAGTCAACCGCTTGGTCAAATGTACTGTGTGTGTCTCTGTCGAATACGCAGAACACTTTATCATATGCATCCTTGCGGGCTCTGAGTTCGTTTTTGTACAACTCTATGGCATGTCTTACCACGTTAATCGGCGCTGAGCCGCATTCGGTATTAATCTCAATATTGGTTGAGCTTAATTCATAGTGATTCTTTATTTCTTCAAAATAGTTTTTTTCCGTTTTTTTTCCTTCGCACACTATTAGCACTTTGGAATAGGGGGCGCGAACAGCTTTCGCTCGCTTGATAACTTGAGCGCTGGCTTTTTTTCTATGAAACAGGTTTTCTTTATCTCTACCCATGATCAGCCTGCAAAACTCTTTATAAAAGGCAATGCACCGTAGCGCCCAGTAAGGTAGCCCTCCTCAAGATTTTCCCGACCTTTACGAGGACTGAAATCAGTCAAAGGGTATAGGTGGGTGGCTTGTTCTCGGTCCTTTTCACAGAACCAGATTTGATCTCTACGGAAAAATTCTTGATCCAGAATTGAGGTTTCGTGAGTAGTGAAAACTAGTTGTGCATTATTAGGGTTCAGCGTGCTGTCGTGAAAGAATCGAACCAGAAATTTAACGATTGTCGGGTGCAAACTGTCATTCAATTCGTCAATGAATAGGACCTTCCCCGTCCTTAAAACGTCCAGCCACGGACCGGAGAAAGAGAATAGTTTTTGAGTTCCATTTGATTCATCAAAAAAATCAAACTCTACCGGGGTTCCACTTGCAGATTTGTGCACAGTCTTGATTTTGAAAATTTCTCGATCTTTTACTGATGCTAAAATCTGGTTCTTTACTTCCGTGGGCATCTCATCAGGCAGATGTTCAGCGGAAAATTTTTCTGTCTCCACAGTGATGTCGTCAATGTCCAAATCTGCGGATTTCAGAAAGCGAAGTACTTCATCTTTGGTTTGCTCTTCTGTGCAGAGTTTTGCGGAATAATTTTCCGTAAAACCATTGATAGAGGCAATTTTCAAAGTGTTTTTGAACCAGTTATGAATAGGTTTTAATTGCTTGCTGTTGAGTTTTACGGCTGTGGAAAGAAATAGCGAGTCGTCCCTCGTCGCGTCCTGCCACATCTTTTTGTGTCCGGTCAAAGCCGGGCCAAAATCCCAATTATAAGTATTGGATGATTCCTGCCACTCGCGGAAAAACCACTTTTGGGCGCGTCCACTTGGGTATGCAATCAACCATTCGTCATGAAATCTGACCGAGTCGGAGGTGAATCCGTACACATATTTGACACCCGCGATGACGAAGATCACTTCAAATTCAGACGGGGTTTCACCTGTATACCCATCCAACATGAATGGATCCGACAGGACGCCGTCAGTACTGTCGCCCGATCCAAGGATGAGGTCCCTCATGGCGTCGATGCTGCGAATGACATTCGTCTTTCCGGCGGCATTGGCCCCATAGATGACTGCTGATCGGAGCAAATTCATGTTGCTCGGAGCACCCGTTGTAAAGGTGTTTGTGTCGGTCAGTTCGTCCCCCTTGGCCTGCACCATGATCAAGCTCTGCTCGTCACGGATGGAACGCCAGTTCCTGACTTTGAATTGAACCAACATGGTACTACCCCATCCTGAGTCGCGTTTTTTGACAAAAAACGTCGAAATATTGATTGAGATGACTGTAGCACGGTTTTTTAGTGATACGCCTACTTTCTATAACGCCCGTTTGGGTGAGCTGATCGCGCCACATTAAACGATAGGAGATTCTTTTCACTCTTCAGTTGGAGTTATGAGATTTGACCCCTGATTTCGGACGTTCCCCACGGCTTTGCTCACCGTATACCAAGTGAAATCTGCGGTAGGCCGACAGCCCTCCACAGCAATTTTTACAGCGCGGTCGGTTGAAGTTTCAGGATCGATCCATTCCCGCGCGAGCTCCGGCGTCAGTACAAGCGGTCGGCGATCATGGATGTCGACCATGCCGGCATCACTGGCCGCAGTGATAATCACAAACCCGTCGCTGTCGATCGGCTCGAGCCCGCGGTGGACCTCCCCCAGCGCGGCGAAGAACATTGGCCGCTGGTCTTTCAGCGTTATGAAATAAGGCTGCTTTTTCTTCGGATCGGTTGCGTCCTTCACCCATTCGAACCAGCCATTAGCCGGCGCCAGGGCACGGCCGTTTGGCCACAGCTGCTTGAAAAACTTACCTGTCATCACCGTCTCAACCCTGGCGTTAATCGGGTCGGGACGCTTCCCTTTTGCCCAGAAGGGTGACCATCCCCATCGCACTTTGTCGACGCTCAGTTCGTTGCCCACCTGCTGGATGATCTCAACCCGGGTTGTCGGAGCGACGTTGTACCGTTCGATCGGCCAGAGGTCATAACCGTTGATCACCAGCTGCTGGGGAGCAAGCTCCTTCAGGTAGTGATCCATTGGTTCATAAATTGAGTACCGTCCGCACATGCTGTCACCCGTCGAATGTTCTGCCTTTGAGATTGACCACGATCGGACTTGATCGTTTACTGTATGCACGTACAGTAATATCGTAGGGTCTTGCATCATGAGTTTTACAATCGTTGGCCCATTGTCGGCAGGTGTTGAAAGGCTTCCGCTCTGTTCTTTTCAAGTGCCGGCGGGGTTTCCGTCCCCGGCGGCGGATCACATCGAACAACACATTTCGCTGGATGAGCTCTTTGACATCCGTGCGCCTCATGTCTACCTGGTAAAGATAGAGGGCGACAGCATGCGTGGAGCGGGAATTTTCTGGGGCGACCTGGTGATTGTTGATCGGAGCCTTGAGGCAAAGCATGGCGACGTTGTGATAGCGACGATCAACGCCGAACCCGTTTGCAAACGGCTGCACCTGCGAGAAAGCACGATCATTCTGATGTCTGAAAACAGTAAGTTTCCCCCTCGCCATGTAATGGAGGGCGATGAGTTGCTTATCTGGGGCGTAGTGAAATACAGCGTGCGCAACCATGAAAAAACCTGAGCCTGTTTTTGGTTTGATCGACTGCAATAGCTTCTATGCGAGCTGTGAGCGCGCGTTTCGCCCGGATTTAGCTAAGACTCCGATCGTGGTGCTGTCGAACAATGACGGTTGCGTCATTGCACGGAGCTATGACGCTAAGCCGTTCGTGAAGATGGGTGCACCGTATTTTCAAATTAAAGACGATCTTCGCCGCCATGGCGTGGTGGCGTTCAGCAGCAATTATGCTTTGTACGGCGATATGAGCCAGCGAGTGATGTCCATCATCGAATCCATGGTGCCAGCCCTGGAGGTTTACAGCATCGACGAGGCGTTCGCCGACCTGACCGGTATTCCCGGGGAGCTGACGCGGTTTGGCCGTAACGTCCGCGCGACTATTTACAAACGCACGGGCATTCCGGTCGGCGTCGGCATTGCACGGACAAAAACACTCGCAAAACTGGCGAATCACACCGCAAAGCGGTTGCTCGACGTCACGGGTGGGGTGGTCGACTTGTGCGATCCGTTCAAGCGTGACTGGACGTTGCGTAACACCGACGTCGGCGAAGTCTGGGGCGTAGGCAGGCGTATGAAGGCACATCTGGAGACCATGGGAATCAAGACAGCTATGGACTTAGCCCAGTGCGATCCCTGGACACTTCGAAAGAAATTCAGCGTGGTGATTGAGAAAACGGCCCGGGAACTGGCTGGCACACCTTGCCTGGAGTTGGATGAGGTCGAGCCGCCAAAGCAGGAAATTTGCTGCAGCCGGATGTTCGGCAAACGTCTGACCGAGATCGAGCCGATCAAAGAGGCGGTGGCCAGCTACATGCACCGCGCTTCGGAAAAGCTTCGAGCGCAAAACTCCCTCTGCAAGAAAGTCCGCGTGAGCATCCGCACGGGTATGTTTAACCCGGAGGAAGCGAAGTACGCCAACGGGGCAATGGTAGAGCTACCGTACCCAACTAATGATGTGCGTCTGTTGACCAAAGCGGCGACCGAGGCAGTCCACCGGCTGTTCCGATCGGGTTTCAAATACAGTAAAGCTGAGGTGCTATTGATGGACCTCCGACAACCAGGTGAGTTTACGGACGATTTGTTCGCCCAGTCGCAACCTGTCGCCGCCGAGAAGGTTATGGCTGTCTTGGATCAGATCAACGGACGGTGGGGAAGGGGAACGCTCCGTGCTGCAAGTGTGCCTGGTGATCCGCAATGGGCGATGCGACGCGATCTGATGAGCCGCAGTTTCACGACGAAGATCGACCAGCTCTGGACGGTCAGCGCCAAGTAAACGGTTCGTGCGGATTTACCGGCTTCCATGACCGCGCAAAAGCCCGATCGCGCTGCTGATGCCTTGAGCGTTTGTATCCAGGGTGGTCAGCGCGCATTTGATGTTTGCGTGTAGCTCGGTCGCACCAGTTTTCATTAAATGGAGGGCAAGCTCATCGATGCATGCACTCAAAGCTTCCTGGTTCAACGTGAGCAGCTCTAACACATCAGCGACAGTTTCCGCGTCCTGTTCTCGCATTGCCAATCTCCTTGTCAGCTGTTGGAGGGGGGGCCGTTAGTGTAGGTGATGGAAGCCCTTACCGTTCGCTTACCTGGACGGTAAGGGCGCCATGTCACTGAGCTTGGATTTGGGCCGGCTTCTTGAACACCCAGCACTTGGTCGTGGTTTTGCGAATGATGCTGTCCACCGCCTTCAACCCCAAAAACTGCGGGTCGGTGCAGCGCTTCAGGGCATTCGTGACATCGGTGCTGATGACTGTCTGGATACCATTCGCCGCAAACAGTTCGACCAGGTGCGGCATGTTCAGGCCGATCAGCTGCGGATCCTTGGAGTGGTTATAGGCAATTCCCTTGGAATCCAGCTGCAGCAGCGCGGCCCAGAAGTCGGCGACAAGGTCGGCCTGGGGAGGCTCGACGGTGCCGAGGCCATCCAGATCCGGTACCGGCAATCCCATGGATCCTGACAAACGCGTGATCTCCGCTCCTAGCGCTTCCCGCATGACTTTGTTGCGGCTGCGCATCAGCTCCTTCATCAGTCCCAGGCGGTGCTTCGACATGCTGATCTGTTGGCTAACGGTGAGCTTTTCACCGAGGGAGTAGCTGCCAGTCTTTCGCAACGACGGCAGGACGTCGTGGGTGACCCACCGCTTGAAGCGTTTCGCTTGGGGCTTTCGACTGCTGAATAGCAAGCTGTAAAGGCCCGCCTCGTTGACGATCATCATTTCCTGCTGTCCGCCAAGGGTGTCCATAGTACGGACCCCCTTTTCATCATCTTCCAAGCGGCCATATGCGTTGCGCGGATTGGCGATCTCCAAAACCCTGCATACATCTGCGGCAACAAACCACGTCTCTCCATCTTGCTCATCAAGGATCCGGACTGGCTGCGTTTCGAATTCAAAAAGCGACGGCGTCTTCATTGTCTTTGGCTCTGTTCAATAGTTTTAGAAGGGAGCGAAAAGGGGGGGCGTACTGCCCCCCCCTTTCGAGATCAGTTCGAACGTTGCTGGACGGTCGCCGAGCGGATGATCGCGCTGAGATCGTCACAGATCCGGTCCAGGAAACCCGCCAACATCTGAGGGGTGTACAAGCCAGGATGGTCGGCCTGCTGGGCGAGCGCGTGCACCAGGGCAAGCGAATCCCGCACCCGTTCCAAATCAAACAGATCAGTATCGGTAAGACCGTAGGGCCTTCTCATTGGGCACCGCCGTGCGTTTCCAGAACGCGCACCTGGTGCATGTGATGGTTGTAGCGCTTGAGGCGAGTGGCGAGGGAGGAGTTGGCATGCAACGCGGCGAGGGCCATGCGGCGGTGGGCGAGTGCCCGGATTCTGGACGGAATGAGAGCGGTCATATGGAGCTCCTAACGTTATCTGGAGCTGCCACGTTCGTTACCAAGCGAATGGGTGGCAGCTGTACGCAGGTTGGTAAACCGGGACGTTAGGAACCCGGCAGACCCGAAGGTCTCCCACGCACAGCCGCCATAACACGAAGCTGCGGGCACAAAAAAAGCGCCTGCTTTCGGATGGGGGCGCTGTTGCGCCTAACGTATACGGGTTACCAAGCCCGGTCGCTGAATTGGCAGCGACAACCAAAGCCTACTGAGGAAGGTAAAACCGGTCAAGGATTCCTTTACTTGTTTTACAGGATTCATGTCGGCACGACGATGATGCACCGGGCCAGCGGTGACGTCACGCGGACGCCGGAGACGAACAGGCTGGCGCGCACCGTGTTGGGGCAAGACCGGTCGGGCGGGGTGGGGCTTCACCTGGCGCGCGCCGTCGTCCCCCCGCCACGCCTGCGGGCTAAATCGGTCTTAATTTCTGCACTCCTGCACCCACTCTCAGACAGCGCCCGCTGGGCCTCTCCTGGCCGAACAGGCGCCGAGAAGACCCTACAGAACCCTGCGCCTATCCCCTGTTTTATGAGCGGCTAGGAGCGATGCATGAAGGCTCCGTTTTTAGGTGACCCACGGGAAACAAGTAATTTAGGTATGGAGGGGTAAGGAACCAGCTGGAGCCCGCGTGCGATGCGGTTTTGAGCACTTACTTTGCACTAGCTTTTTGGAGTAAGGAGGCGAGTAATTTTTCTGTAACAGTCTGATTTATATAGATATTTTATTTCCGATTTCTGACCTAGGTAAAAGGTAATGTTATTACTAGATATTACTTAAAACTTACCTAATCAAATCCTCTACAACCTTGTATTTCCTAGCTTTCAGAGGGGGGAGTAAAAAACTTACCAAAAATACCAGTTTCCCGTGGGTCAACCTAAAACGGGCATGGCTATAGCGGGAGGGCGGCGGCAGGTTCTCGCTCCCGTAGCTGCTCGCTTAAACGCAAATTGTCACCGGACTGTCAGCAACCACGCTAAGGCTCAAACCGACACGTCTGGAGCCCTTGAAAACAGTGGAGCGGGTGAAGGGAATCGAACCCCCGTTATTAGCTTGGGATATTCAGGGGCTAATTTTTAAGCTCGGGAAAATAATTCCGTCGCAACATTGTGGCCCCGTAGCCGGAAAGCGTAATAGAACTTAATAGGATCGTTAAGCCGAGCCACTTATTTAAATCAAGAATCTCGACGAAATAACTTATGCACAAGGTATAAGCGCCTATGGATAAAGCGTAGATTACTGTCGTGAAACAAGATAGCGTTATTTTGGCGATTTTGGAGGGCTGTAGAATGACGAACCAAAGATTTAGAAGTGTTCCGATTAATAAAATGTTAGCTAATGCGAACACAATCCAAAATGGAATGTTGTTGAAAGGGAGGTTCGAAGAGTTCTGTGTAAAAGCTAGCGAGGAAAGTCCAACGTAAAAACCAGTGCGAGGTTCTGGAACCGTCTGGCTAAGGTTTGGAATCCCCACGATGCGGCTCGTGACGTCGACAATCTCCAAAGGAGCTTTAGAGAATATTTCGACGACAAACCGGTCTCCTGGATTCAGAAGCATTGGCGCAATTGAGATTCCTTCCTTAACCTTCGATAAGGCAATATCCAGATTGGCTGGATTGGAATAAGTAATTTTGTAAGATAACACCGGTACTGAATCAACTACACGAGCGATGATCGGACTATCGAAGTCTTCTCTTTTAATCGGGACCTTCCCCGTGTTGGTTATTGCAAGAGTTAGAAAAGATCCGGTACTTACGTCTTGATCCTCATACAAAATCTTAATCCCGGGCCAAGCACTTTCTATTGAGCCCAGGTTTGTTAGTCCCCGTTTACCTAGCAGTTCATAGCTCAGTTGTTTTTTATCAGAGAAATATGCGCCCCAGTAGGGGCTGAAGATGAACAACGCTATTGGCAGTATGAAGGTAGCCAGAATGCTGAAAATTTTATTTTTCATTTGTCGCTCCCTGCATGATGGCACCCTGACGAAGCTAGGTCGTCTCGTCCGACTGTCAGCCCATCGCCGGAGTCGCAGGGGTATACCCACACGCAGCCCGCCGCGATGATCCTTATTACGCCTGTTGTTACGTTTTGCGCATAAACAAAAGGCTTGCAT